TCTAATTCAATATTACCTTTGTTCCAGTTTATAACACCTTGTTGTAACCACTTCGGTAAATTTTCATATGCTAATTGCACCCTACTTAATATATCTCTAGCAGTAGATGATTTGTTGGCAAGTATGGCAATATTAGAATTAGGATTAAACAATGCATAATGTAAAAGATAAGAAACCACGGTAGTTGATTTACCTGATTGTCTTGGCAGTTTACATATGGTGAATCTGTTATCGTGAATTGTTTTAACAATATGTTCTTGAAACCCATACATTTTAAAAGGTACAAGTCCTTCATCAAGAGAAACTATTTGTATATAGTTTTTCATAAAGTAAATAGGGTCTTTAGAACATTTTTCAAACTCTATTATCTGTTCTTTAGTAAACTCAACTGGTGTATTTACTTTTTTTAAATTAGGATTACCTAGATATGCGTCAGTCATTTATTACTATTCCCTCTATATGTGTGTAACCTAGTTTTAATGCAGCTTGTACTCTTTGCGAACCACGCCAAACAGAATATTGTTTTTCTGCATATGGGACACCACCTACACCTTTTCTAGGTTGCAAAGATATTGTATGTTTTTTTACCTCTATTGGATTTTGCAACTCTTCACCATTTAATAACTCTGGCAAAGGTGTCATAGATTTGATATAATGGATTTTACTTATCTCCAGTATTATCTTTTTTTGGTTGTCCGCTTTCGCCTTCAATAATCTCATCTTCTTTTCTTCTATTTAACATCTTTTGTAATTCTGCTGTAGAACCTACAAACAATGCGTTTTTAATATTAGCACTTGTTTTATTAGGTACTTCTTTTAAATCTTTTAATTTTTTTTGTAAGTCTTGTAGTTTGTCAACGGTTGTAGCAACTTGACCTATTAATTGACCTGCAACTTCGTATGCTCTAGGGTGTTGACCCTCTTTGGCAATTTCTAATATGCCTTCAATTGCTTCGTTACCTTTGTCAATTAAATTATAATAATTATCTCTACTATGAGAATAATCATTATCTATATCTGTTTTTGTTTCATCAATTTTTCTAGGTACAGGTGCTGGTTGTTCAAAGTCTTTTACAGCAACCTCATTTTTCTTTTCTATACCTAAAATTTCATTAACATTGTCTTCTAATTTACTCATCTTCACCTGTTTGAGGATTATATTTCTTACCATCATTGAAAGTGGATATTGTTGTTGTAAATCCAAAATCATCATCTGCGTCAGCAGTAGAAGGATTAGGTGTAATTATAATCCTTTCCTCTCTTGTTTTATCTGCACCAGTATTAGTGTCAGTATATAAATCATCTTGTACTTTTTTAATAACTTTTTGATTTTGCATAGGACCAAATAAATAAGTCTTTGCTGTAAAATTTAAAGTATATATAACTGCTCTTCTTGTAGTAAATGTGCCATCATAACTATCTTCATAATTAACATCATTTAATATAATAGGCACGTCTCTTTTAATTCCTAATTCAGGAACCATATTAATAGTTACCGTAAAGTCTGGTTGGAAGAACGGTAAAATTTGTTCTACGATAATTAATCCATTCTCTGCCGTTGCTGTGAAAATGTTAAGGGTATAACTTACGTTGTACGGCACAGGTGTATAATTAAAGTTTAAAACTTTACCGTCTTCACCGGTCTTAACTTGTCTAAACTTTTGCATTTTATTAATCTTCCTACTAGGGTCATAAGTTAAACCATTCATTTCAAATCCCATTCTAGGAAGTTTTTGTGCAAATTGTCTATTATCTAAATTAGATTGTTCGTCTAATCTAACTAAAAATTTTTCTTTAGGTGCATATGCTAAAGGCACTCTATATCTTTTGGTAACTGCACCTGTTGAAGATGTATTTTGTACAATAACATTATTAAACAATTGACCAAAAGCAATTGTTAATCTTCTAATACCTTCGTTATAAAAATGAGAACCAAACATTATTCGTCAACCTCTCCAAAAGGATTTCTTTCTGTAAAATCTAGTATGTCATCTGCTGTACCCACCGTATCATAACCTGCTTCTGTATTCATATCTAAATTTTTTGCATAAGGTGATTGTTGTTGTATTGTTTCTGTGCCTTCAAAAGTTTCTAACATTAATAATGCCTTTTGACCAGTAGCATAATCAAAGTAATCTTCTAATTCAATTGAACCATCGCCTGTTAATGCAACTTGACCTGATTCTAAACCAACTTTGTGATTTAAAGTGTTTAGTGAAAACTTATCTTCAGCTTGGTCAAGTATTTCTTGACCTGTATTAATTTCTTCGCTAGAGTATTCAAATCTTGATACTCTCAATTTGTAAACTGGTAAATTACCTAATTGAAAGAATGGCTCTTGGTCTTCAACAAAAGTAATTTCAAAAAATGAATTCATTAAAGGTAAATAAATTATATCACCTTCATTCGGTCTGCCAACTGCAATTAAATTTGCCTTACTAGCAACGTGTTCCTCAAATCTACGTTTAGAAACAACCAATGTTGTGTCTTCTCTTATTTCTAAACCAAATTTGTTAATTAATTCTTGTTCACCTGCAAAGCCTTCAGTTGTTTCAAAATACATTTCAATCATATACGAGTCATCAAAACGACTTGTAGTATCTTCGCCTAAAACTAAATCTCTATTGACTAATGTTCGTGGTAGGTAATATACGTCTTGACCGTATATTTTTAATCCCTCAATGATAAGGTCTTCGTGTAGTCTTTTTTCGGCAGTATTTCCGATACCTTTACCGCCTTGAAAGTAGTGATTGATTGCCATAACACTATCCTATCATCATTGCTGGATTTAATTCATATGATTGTCTTATCTCTTGTTCTAATTTTTCTATGCTATCGCAAGCTTCTTGAAATATTTGTTGACCATTTAAGGTAACACCACCTATCATTTGAACGCCACCAAATTTTGATAAGTTGGCACCCCATTGTTTTTTAAATAAAGCGGTTACATATCTCTTTAAGAAAATATCATTAAAAACATCTGTATTAGTTGCTGGGTCTAATTTTCTATAACATTCAATTACCAAATATTCTCCGACTTGTAAATCATTTTTCCAATCCATATCAACATATAATTTATTTTCGTGTTGATTAAATCTCATAGGTTTTTCACCTACTAATACGTGGTCTAAAAAATCTAAATGTCTCAATACAACATCATAATTAATTACTGAAGTTGATGAGAAATCATATAGGTCATTTAATCTTAATTGATATCTTACGTCAAATAGATTTAAATTACCTTTATTTGAAAACGGAAATATATTGATTATAGAAATAATTGAACTTGGTATTGCAAGAAAATTTTGACCCTCTTTCCAGCTATTGGTAACAGAACCGACCGTAGCAGATTCAGTTGAATCACTTGTCATTCTATCTTTGTCTGCTTGTGTATATTGATATTTTAAATATGTTCTTTTAACACCATCATAATGGTATTGAGTGAAGTATTGCATTGCCTCATCAATTCTATCTTCAAGTTGGTCATCATCTACGTTAATCTCAATTACAGGCTTACCTAACGCTCTTAAAGCATATTGTTTTAAATTTTCTCTTGTTGCTGGTTCTGCCATTTGTTATACCCTTTTCTGGTATATTTATAATAGTTATTACAAGTAGGGTTGGTTTTCTGAAACAAACGGAAATAGGTTGTCCGAGCAGAATAATTTAATGTCTTCTTCAGGTAATCCAAGAGATTGCATAACTCTAGGCGTGTGTGGATTCTTTTGTTGATGTTCAGAATAGTAATTTTGCGCTTTAATTACTTCTTTCATATCTGCTTCGCCTTCGTGATTTCTAATTTTATCAATGTAATTATTTAAATTAGATACTGCCATAGTACATATTTTATTTAATTCGTCTTCTTCTCTTACGTTACCAGCGGCTATCATTCCTCCCGAGAAGATAGCCTTTGCCCAATCTGGTAACTCTCTCTCTTTACTCGGTTTAAACCACTTGTTTTCTTCTATAAACCATTTTGTTAATGGGTGGTCTTTTTGTAATAAAGGACTAAAATCGTGAAAGGCGCCGGTGACTTTCTTTTCACCTGCTATAATATCAAAACCATAAATTGGTCCACCATTTGTTAACATAGGCATAAGGCATAAGTGAGCCATCCATAGACCTTTTGACTCTCTTACATCAACTACATCTAAATGTGCTCTTCTAATATATCTATTGTTCCAGGTTCTATTGACCCAACCTAATTTTTCATTGTTGAATCTTTCCATACCTGGTTCTTTATATTCAACCAGATTTTTATTTAAGACTTCAATAGTCTCATTTTGCCACTTGATTAGTCTTTCCCAAATCATACATTTCCTTAAATAGTTTTGTTGCACTTTCAAAACAAAATATTGCTTCTGGCAACACGTTTACCTCATATAAATTTAAATAACTTTCAACTCTTTCTTTTACAATTCTTTTATATTCTTTTGCCTCATTGTGTTTAAATATATAGTATCTATTAGGTCCAGGTGTCTTTCTTTTAATCATCTGACCACCTGACAAATCACCTAAATGTCTAACATATATGTGAGCATATAGTTTTTCATTTTCACCTCTAATAGTATCTAAATGTTCAACATATGCTTTTGTACTTTCAGTTTCTATTGGCGGACTGCCGATATCTCCCCACAATGCTCTGTAATCATAAAATATATGTTCAGCTCTTGGTAGATTTAAAGTGTCTAAAAACAAAGAACTTTCTAAACAATATTGTTCTAATTTAGAATAACACTTTAATTGATTATATAAGTATGTTGCATATAGTTTTTCATCAATAGTACCTGATAATAAAAGTCTAACAAAGTCTTGTCGCTCGGCGTTCTTATGATATTCCCAAGTTAACTCTTTTATTCTATATTTTTTTTCTTGTTCCATTAATCAACTTCAATTTCTAAATGTGGTTTTTCTCTTTTCCATCTATCTTCTAATTTTAACGTATCTAATATTTTTGTTTTATCTAAAGGGTAGTCTTCAGGTAATTCATCTGATACACTACCATATTTTTTAAACTCTTCTATTTTTCTTAAATTATCTTTTTCTCTCCAGTCACCAAACTCTTTTGTTTGTATAAAATCATCTTTTGTTTTCATAAAGTAATCAGCTAATGAAATAAATCCACTTACAACACGAATTCTTGCTAATGAAAATTCTCTAGGTTTGTAATCTTTTAAGGGTTTTAAAAATGCTCCTATATCTTCTTCACTTACATTTAATACTTGTTTAAATAAATCAACGGTACAACCATATATTACTTGATAAGAAAACCAATCTTTTTCCCAAAATGTTCTATTAAGTAATTTTGCTGGAGTATTAAACTTATAATCTTCGCCTAACTTATGAATTAAGTCTGTTGTATGAGGCATTTTAGGCATTGCTGGCGCACCACCTATTTTATAGTTTCTAATTTGAAACGGCCATAATTTTTCCCACTTTTCTAATATTACTTGTCTTTGATTGTGGTGTTCAAAATCAACAGCATTCATCATTGTTTCAAAATGATTAATAATCCACCATACTTGATACCAGTATGTTGCCTGCATTTCTTTTGGATATGATTGAAATTTATCGCCGAATATATCGTGAGATTGAAATTTTAAATAGTTTTGTTTCGTTTTGTACATTTTAACTCCATAATAAAAAAATAGTCAAAAACTATTTATTAGTCTTGTGGCGATGAAGCCATATGAGCACGATAGTTATTACTTCCCCAAGATGAACCAGTTGTTGCCTGATATCTGTAAGGCATAATTGAGAACATATAAGTTTGGTTATTTGGTTGATAACCTGAAGTAAACAATTTACCATCTTGGTTTCTGTAATAATAATTCATTGCTGTCGGATAACCGTAAGAACCAAAGTCAACTATTCTACTATTACAAGGTTGTACAGCTCTTCTTTTTCTATGTCTGTTTTCAGTATTAGATTCAAAACCTTGAGCCATATCCATTTGATAACCATTGTGGTTACTATCAGGATTATCATTTGCTAATGAAGGGAACCATTGGTAACCGTAATTATTACCGTACCAAATTGAACCATCTTCATCTAATATACCTGGTGAGTCATAAATGTATGAACCATCACCTCTGCTAGAGTTTTGACCTTGAATATATCTTACGTATTTTGGTCCTCTTAAATGAGAAAACATTCCGTGAATTCCGCCTGATTGATACCAGTAACCTTGTTGTACTCTTGAACCTCTAGTACCATATGTTCCGTAGTTACCATCATTTACCCATAACATACCTGTTGATTTTTGTCTAATGTACATCCATTTATTTTCATCACCACCACACCAGAATTCATCAACATCACCGTTTAAGTGAAAATCACCTCTTTGGAATTGAGCAGTATATTCTGTATTGTTATCACCAATACCAAACATACCTGGAACTTGTCCGCTTGTCATATAACCTGTGTACCACATATAGCCTTCGCCATCTAGTACCCAAGTACCTGCGTGACCTTGTCCGTCATAAGACCAATGTTGTAATAATTTCATACCACCATACATATTCCAATTAATTTCAACTCTTCTTGGAATGTAGTAGTAATAAGTACCTTGAGAAGTATGAGAATTCATACCAACTCCTAGGCAACCGTAAACGTCTTGTCCCCAAGCCCATAAGTAACCGTCTTCATCAAGAGCGTGCCAATACATTTCTTCGTTACCTGAGCCCCACATATCAACAATTCTTTTGTTGTTAAAAAATTGTTGAGGAATTTTAATTGGTCTTCTTATAGCGGCAGAATAGAATGAGAATGAATAAGGCGAACCACCGTTAGTATCAGTTGAGTTGTTGATACTAGGATTACCAAAACCAGCTTGACCTTGGTCGTTGTGTCCCCAAATCCAAACTGAACCATCTTCACCTAATGACCAAATTTGTTTACCGTTTGAATTGTGTCCTTGAGAAGTTGTACCAACTTTTACCATTTTTGTATCGTTAAAAGAACGTATTGTATCTCCTAACCAATCAACCGTATCACTCGCTGATACTCTGTTTGTATAACTTCTATTTGATGAGTTTGTATTACCACCCTCGTTGTAACCTAATTGATAATGACCATTGTAACCTGAAGCATAAACTTCACCGTTATTCATTAGCCAAATACTAAAGTTATGACCTGTACACCATTGAATACATTTTGGTGCCTTACCATCAGGCGTTACCATATGACCTGTAAATTCGTGGTCTTTTGCGTGGTCTTTATTATCTGTTGATGTTCTCCAATCAATGTGTGTGAAACCTGACATATGTGGTCTACCTTGTCTACCATCACCACTCATATCATCACCTGTCCCCATCATTCCAGTATCATCATTACCACCCCAACGCATTGCGTCACCGTTAGACATAATAACACCTAATGAATAGTGTTGAGACATTTCATTATTGTTTCTACCCATATTGTACTTCCAACCTAAAGGAGCTCTGTTAGTGTACGATACGGTTTTATTTCTGTCTGGATATGCAAATGGTGACTCGTAAATCATTATCCAATATTCACTAGGTTCACCTCTGTGTTCTTCAACCCAAGTATTATAACGTCTTGTTCTTTTTATACATTGGTAAATTCTTCTACCAACTGAACACATTTCGCCTGGCTCATATTGTCTCCAAAATTCCCATTCACCAATATCGTCTGTTGAACGTAGGAATAATTGCCAGTATTTTGGGTTATCAGGTCTAAAAGACTTTTGGACTATTCTCATTGGGTCCATAGAATAGTTATTTGTGTTAACTAGGAAATCACCTGATAATGTATATGCGATAGGACAATCTCTTATACATCTATAAGATTTTCCTTTCCACATAACAATATCATTCTTGGAGTAAGCTGTTCTATCTCTCCAAGGACCTTGCCATTTAAGTTTAAATTCGTTTAATTCAAAAGCCATCTTTGTTTAACCTTTTATTTTATTATGCTATTGCTGGCAAACCGTAGTTTGCATATATAGCATTTATATCTGTTTTTAGTGTTGCAACAGCTGTTTTAACTGCTGAAACATCATTAATTATTGCGTCATATATCACAACTTTTGGATATTGTGCTTCAAAATCTTCTACTTTTCTTGCGACTTCCATTGCAATTGATGTAGTGTTTCTTAATGCTTGTAAATCTGCTAAGTCGTCAGCGTCTGAAGCGTCAAGAACTTTAACACCATATTTACTTGCATTAGTACCACTAGCGTCAACGGTAACTTCCGAATCGTCATAAGAGAAGAAAGCGAAACCATCCATTGTCTGAAGTGAAATCGGACCAGTACCACTTGATACTACTGGCTGAACGTAATCACCTTCTTGAGCAATTTCTTTTAGTTTAAAAACTTTCTTTGCCATTTTATTTTTCTCCTTTAGTATTAATACTATTTATATTACCTGCCGTGCCCTTGGTTATAAGCAAAGCCTGAAGTTGAAGTCCAACCGTGAGTCCACCAGTTGTGACCAGTACACCAGTTGTTTCTTCCCCAATGATAAATTTTTCCGTGTTCATCTGTAAATCTGTAACCACCAGCATATTCAGCTGAACCTTGGTCATCTGTTGTAATGTGCATATTTCTTACTCTTGCACCAGCAGGTGTCCACCAAGTAAATGGATAGTAGTTTGAACCATCTTGTTGATAATTACTTCCTGCGTGACCATTCAACATAGAATTTCTTGAATCATAACCAAAATTCCAAGCTTTTCCGCTATCTTCAATCCAGAATGTTCTACCTTGGTCTGAATAACTACAAGATATAGAAACTTCTTTACAATTTTTTACATTTTGAACTTGCGTTGGTGATGTTTGGTTACCAGTTTGACCTGTACCAAGATTGTAATAACCACCTGAATATCCCCAACCGTACATTGTTCCGTCTTTGTGTCTACCAAAAGCAGATTTGTAACCATTCCAGTACATAGTCCATATGTCAACAAAGTCACCGTTAGGTGCTGTCTCAATTTTAGTTAATTGAGATAAGTTTGAAGTATTACCATTACCAGCATTTCCGTAGTTATTGTGGCCTGTAAACCAAGTATAACCATTTCCATCTAGTAAAGTAACCCAAACGTCATTTGATTGACCAGATATTTGCCATACTGCGATACCATTGTTAGAACTTGGATCCCAATTTGCCATTTTTACAGGTCTGTATTTGTCTGTTGTAGTGTTATCACCTAATTGACCATTACCGTTTCTACCAAAAGAATACAAAGTATCACTAGCTGTTCTTACATAAGAACTTTGGTCTGTACAAGCAATGTCTATAATTTTTTCGTTGTCAAAATATTTTGCTGGTATTCTGTAAGGTGCTGGTTTATTTTGTGTTCTACCATCACCAATTTCACCGTAACCGTTATAACCCCAAGTCCACACACAACCTGAATCGTCTAGTGCCATTGTGTGGTGAGTATTATTTGACCATTGACTTTCAGCAGTCTTAATAATTTTTACGTCTTCTAAACCTAAAACTCTCATATATGCTTCTTGGTCGCCTTGCTCGTGCCCAACTCCCATTTCACCATTTGAGTTTTCACCGTTTTTGTAAACTTCTCCGTTATCAAATAGAACACTTGAACGTGACCTACCTTCTTGAATTTGAATACATCTAGGTGTTGTTAAAGGTTTTCTAACCGTACTTCTATTTCTACCTCTGTTTTCATTGTAACCTGTGTAGTTTAAATCTTCACTTCTCCACCAATCTCTCCATCTAATATTAATTTCTTCGTAGTATGAAGCATAGTAAGCACCATTTTGTTGGAAACCATTTCTAGGATAGTTAATACCCCATAATACACCGTTTTTATCAATGTGTCTGTAAACGTTATCATCATTTAAAGATGTTGCTGTGTAGTGTTTATACGGCCAATGTATAGGACCTTTGTTACCATACCAAGCATTTGCCTCTTCAGCTTGGTTAACTTGTCTACCAAAAGATTCCCAATCGTTCCAGTATGACTGAATGTGTGCTGGGTATTCTTGATATTGTTTTCTAATTAATTTACCACTTGTTGTTGTAGATTTTGTTCTTAAAGGCGACACGGTAACATCTTGAGGACCATAGTGAGGAGGTCTACCGTGTGAGTCTCTAATACATCTGTAAAGTCCTGTTGGACCTTGAGGTGATATTTCACCATCTGATAATCTTTTTTCTGGTCTGTAAATTACAACATCATTGTAGCTGTAGTGGTGGTCTGGATTATATTTACCACAAAATTTAATACCTGTTTGTAATCTGTCCCAATGTTTGTAACCTCTCCAAGACTCTTCTACGTCCCAACCTAAATCAGAATACATATCTGCTTTTGTTGCCGCTGAGTCTAAACAGAAAGGATAAATTTTTGTACTTCTTGTTTTAAAGAAACCTACTGGAATATAAATTTCAACTTGTCTATCTTGATTTTTCTTCCAAGAATATACTTGACCACCTCTTGTTTCACCATTTTCAGTAGTGTATGCTGGCATATCACCAGTATAAGCATTGCCTTCATTTGGTATAGTATCAGCAAAAGTTTCTTTATATTGTGTTTCTGTAACCTGTTTATTGTTTAAGAAGTATCTAACTAAACCATTTTTGTTAGCACCTTTGTACATAGGAATGTTTGAAGGCACATAACTTCTTGCTCTTGAACTTGGTGTAATTGTGTCTGCTGACCAACCCATACCAGAGTGTTGTGAGCAATAGTAGTATAATTTGTCAATACCTTTTCTAACTTTAATTTCTGTAAACGCACCTTTTTTACCTGGTGTTCCTACCGTTCTAACACCTGTTGTGTACTCTGAACCTGAATTATGTGTACCATTTTCAGTTGTAGAAAATCTTAAAGGGTGATTTAAGTTTGAAGCGTCTGATTGGTCAAATCTATAAGTTTTACCCTCTACTAAATTTAAGGTTACATCTGCTGTAGCAGTTGAACCATTGATAGAATATTTGTTTGTAGAACCTGTATTATAGTATGGGTGGTTACTAGGGTTACCACTTACTACTGCAACCTCAAATATTCTTTCATCAACAGCAGTTGAGTCAATCATATCTGGTAAATAAAAGTTTGTAGAACTTTCATTGTTTACCGTTTCGTTGTTAGGTCCTCTTGTAATTTCTGTAAAGTTTACAACTGCACTTGCACCTGCACCACCTAATCTTGTATCTTCAGCGTTTGCACCTGCAGCTGATAGATATAATGGGTAGAAAACTCCAGTATCGCCAGTTGAAGTTGTACCTACTACAAAGTATGGTCCATCTTCATCATTAGCTAATGAAGTACCTGGTGTTGAGTTATGAATACCATCAGCAGTTGTTGAAAATCCTAATGGGAAAGTTTTATTAGTTTCGTGTCTTTGATTAAATCTGTATTTGTAACCTTCTTTGAAATGTGTAAAGGTTCTCCAACCACCACCTTCGCCACCAAAAGAGTTTCTACCAAGTGTATTACTTGCAACTCTATTGTCAATTTTAAATTTGTTTGACGGAGATGTTTGTATCTCTACGTGAAAGTTATTCTCTACCGGTACATAGTTTTGGTAGAATTGAATTTTGTTTGTGTTTAACTCACCATAACCAAAAAAGTTACCAGGGTCACCCATTGCGTAAGTTTCATTGTCTTCTAATAAGTGTGATTGATAATCTAAAAAGTAACCACCGTTATTTGAGTTATTGTTAAAGTAATCTGCTTGACCAAATCTTTGACCATTTCTAGTTGACTCTTGCGTATTTTCATCATTACCGTATCTTGAAGTATTGATTACAGGATTACCTGTTTCATTACTTCTTTGGAAGTCATCTTCCATAACGTGGTAACCTCTACGTCTGTCCGGGTCATTTGAGTATGTTCTTGTCCAGTAATAACCTGTGTTCTTATCACCTGGCGCCATATTGTCGTAACCATTTGACAAGTAAGGATTTGTACAAATCCATAGAGAGTTATTGAACCAACAAACATCATCTTTACGATAGTTTGTATTTGCGTTCCAATCTCCTTGGAATGCGAATTTTACTCTTCCTAAATTAATTTTTGCCATAGTTTTTTACTCTCTTATTATTTATCCTAAAATTGGTGGACTAGGTATTTGTCTTCCTTGTCCGTTAGTATTTCCCATCATATAACTTCCGCCATAACCGTGTAGATAATATCTATTATCATAAGTTTTATATTCCCAAAAAGCATAAATTGTGTCAGAGTTATCTCCGTAACCACAACCTCTTACATCTTCAACGTTACCTTGCATTGAAGGAGGTAATCTCATTGGCATAAAGTAACCATTACTAAAATGCTCTTTTAAGTTTTCTGCGTTTCTGTCTGCTGTTCCGTTAGTAGAAGTCCAACCAAAACCACATTGACCTCTTCTATTATCACCTGTAGCATACATCATTCCGTCCCAAGTTAATATCTTCGTACTTAAATCGTTATAGTGAGGGAAGAAAGAAACCATTTTAACATTTTTAAAATCTCTTGTTGTACTTGAACCTAATTGGAATTTAGGGGTCACAAATCCACTTCTATCTGTATTTGAACCATCACCTAGTGAGTAATGGTTATTGTAACCAGCACATTGAAGATTACCTAATGAATCTTCTACCCACATTTGAGTATATGAACCGTTACCTCCCATCCAGAAATTTTCACAATCTGCATTTGAAGCATTACCTGGACCATTTGAACAAATTGTCCAAGTGTTTAAGTGTGTTGTATTACCATTTCCCATCCAACCGTGGTCATTTTTACCAGTTGTGTAAATTGTTCCTCTTTCAGTCAAGATAGCGCAATTACCATCTGAAGAACGAGCAGTACCTTGAACTTTTTTAATTTCTCCTACACCAGTACCGTCAAAAGTTTGAGTTGTTACCTCTTGAGGAGAACTTTGGTTTGTAGTATTACCGATACCTAATTGTCCGTTACCGTTATAACCCCAAACATATAATTTTTTCTCTTTTGTATATGCCATTGCCCAAGTATATGACTCACCAAAAGTCCAAAATGCCTCTATTTCACTATTGTTAAAGTTAGTTGCTTTATCAATTTTTACAGGAACACTTTGGTTAGATGTATTACCATTTCCTAACTGACCATATCCGTTATAACCCCAAGACCATAATTCGCCGTCTTCATCTATTGCATAACAAGAGTGAGTGTTATCGTTATAACCTTGCCAGTTTGATATGAAACATCTTTTAATTCTTACACTTCTAAATACGTGGTTTGAATCGTTAGCAGCTAAGTAAACGTTTGTATCTGAACCACCAACTCTTACTGGATAATCTCTGTTTGAAGTTGAAGCGTCACCTGATTGACCGTGACCACCATAACCCCAATGATATAATTCACCAGAATTCATAAGAGCCATACCTGACTCATAACCACCTTCTAATTGAATAATTTTAGGAACTTCTCCATCTGGTGTTGTGTGAACACCTGTACCACCATTGTCTGTACTTCTCCACCAATCATAGTGAGAGAATGACATTTGAGTAGCAGTCATAAATGTTTGGTTAAATCCGTTTTGACCTGTTGAAGCACTACCCCAAGACCATACGTTACCTGTACCACCGTGGAATGCTGGCCAATCTACGCAATGTCTTGATGTTCTTTGACCTGATAATCTGAAATATTTGTTGTCATCACCTAAAGGACCATTGTTCATTAATGATACACATTCGTGAGGATTACCTGTATAGATTGTTGCCATACCTCTAGTTTGTTTTCTAGTTGTAGCAACTTGACAAGTTAAATCTGCACCACCACCAAATATATCTCCGTCAAAAGTTAGAGTATCACCAACAACATTGTTTTCACCACCTGAAATCATACCTGTGTCATTGAAATATCTTCTATGTCTTTGTGAATCTCTGTTTTCTCTTTCTACTTCAATTGTAGCTGTACCTGCAACACCAACTCCGTTTACAGAGAAACTAAAGTCAGCAGCACCACCGCCACCTAATGAAGCGTCAGCGATTGTTAATTGTTCATCATCAACATATCCTGAACCACCTGTTGGTGTAGTTGATTTATTTCTTGTTTTAATAATTTCTATTTTGGTAACTGCACCATTTGTACCAACCGTAATATCAAAAGTAGCACCTGTTCCAACACCTGTTGTTGCTGATTGTGAAACGTTTGTATATTTACCTGCTGTTCTTGAAGAGTCAGCAGCTGCAAAATTATCAACTGCTAAAATGTTACCATCACCTTGAACTGAAATTTTAAACATACCTGGATGTACGTTAGTAGCTGAGTTTGATGTAGATTTAGGAGATACATTTCTGAATACTCCGTGTTTTCTATTTGCGTCAGCAGCTGAAATATTATTTACGGTTTCAATTACACCGTTATTTTCATATCTTTCATCATCTGATTCATATTCAGCACCCATTTTCATCCAATACATATTTGCATTAGTGTCAACATTTCTGTTGTAAGGTAAAAATCTTTCTGTACCATCTGTTGTGTGTTGTCTTAAACAGATATAAGTTGATAAAGTTTCTTTCTTTGATTGACCCTCGTAATCTGTACCTTGGTCATTATTAATTCCGTGTCTAACTTTTACAACATCATTTTCATAGTAAACCGTACCACTTGTATTTACGTGGTTGTCTCTCCATTTAAATGAGTTTCTTAAAGGTCTCCAAGTATCCCAATCTGCAACTACAATTTTAGCACCATAACTTGCGCCACCTGTACCAGCAGAGAAGTAATAAATTTCATCTGGTGTATCTTTTGTAAACTCTACAACTACTTTTCTAGCAGTTTTAGGATTAAATTTTGCTGTTGTTGTGTAATCTGATTGAGAAACTTGTTCCTCATTGTGATAATAAGAAACACCTTCAGTTAAATAATTTGAAGTTTGACTTGTAGCAGTTGTTGATAATGCTAAAGGTTGGTCATCATTATTGTTATTGTTTTGGTAAAAAGTAATTTTATCACCTCTTCTTACATATAGAGGAGTTGCCCACTCAATAGTAGAAGTTTCATCAGCGTCTATTTGAAATTTTGTTGTTGAATCGTTAGGGTCAGTTGTTACCTGAATGTTATAATGATATTGAGTATTTTGTTGTGGTCTTTTACCAGTTGTATCAGACTCTCTAATCATTAAGTAGTCAGTATTATTCCATAATACGATATCGTCTTTTTTATAAGCGACAGAATTATCGTATTCGCCACGATAATTAAACCATAAATTTCCGATTTTTGTTCTAGTTATTGCCATTTTATATCCTATTTATACCTATAATTACTCGTTGCTAGGAGTTTCTACACCTTGTTCAGCGTCTCCTGTTGTTCTATAAATTAAATTTCCTGCTTTGTCAATTTCAATTCTAACAGAGCCGTTAATTACATCAAAACCTGCGTTTTGTTCAGCAGCATTAAATAATGTATCTTCATATTGATTTACAACGTTAAAGTTAGTTATTACTTTTCTGTTTAATTGTCCTGTATCTCTATCAAAAGATAATGTTTGTAAATTAGGAGTTACCGAACTATCAACATAATTTTTGTTTACTAAATGATTTGCCAAAGTTGGCGCCACACTTGTTTGTGGTATTGTTGTAAATGTTGTTGTATTACCTGTTGAAGCAGATATGTTTGCTCCTGATATTGTAATTTCACCAATTACAGCAGAGTTAACGGTCAAGTTGTTTTGACCACCACCAAGTTGGTTTTCAACGAATGTTCTAATTGCCTTCTCGGTTACGAGAGCGTTATCAGAATTATCACCTAAAGTACCATCTGTTGAGAATTCATTTACGGTTGCACCAAAATTTCCTAATGCAACTGAACCTAGAGATAATTGTCTTAATCCAGAAAGGTCAAAAGCTTCTGCGTTCAATGTTGCCTTACCTGTTGATTGTTCTACTCTAAACAATTCACCAACTCTAAAGTTACCATCTTGGTCGGTTGATGTATAGAATACTCTACCTCTATCTAAATCTTCTACTTCATCTGCTTGGTCAGGTGCTTGTGTATATCCGTTTAAGTCTGGATAATTTGTTGTTGCAATACCACCTGTACCAATATCTAGGAAGTCGTGACCTGTTAATCTTATATTTGAATAGTTTTGTCTAATTGTAGCAGTTGTTCCGTGTGTTGGAGCATTTGCTTTTGAAATATTAGGCGAAACTTCTAAATTTGTTATACCACCATTTGCGTGTGATAATACGGTTACTACAATATAACTTTGTGTAGCATTTGCAAAAACTATATTTGAACCAGGTTTTGGAGCAGCCGATAAACCTGAAGTTTTGACCGTTGCACCTACTGGTAAAATATCAGCATAACCATCACCGCTTACGGTACCTGCTGTGTTTTCTTGTTTATAACCTGAACCTGCAGCTACATATTGCCATCTTGAAATTACACCATCACCAATTGACGCTGTACCTGTTCCTAATGTTGTTGCGTTAGGGTCAGTAATTGTTATTGAAGGCGCTGATGAATAACCTGCACCACCATCAATGATTAAGAATTTTTTAATAATTTGGTTTTCAATTACAACTCTTGCTAATGCATTTCTTGTAGGAGAACCACCGCCTGTGATGGTTACTCTTGGTTCAATTTCGTAGTTTGTTGTTGCGTTAGGAGCAACTGCAACACTTGTTGGACCAAATACATCAAAACCTGCTGAACCGTCTTCTTTATAAACCGTAGCAGTTTTAGTTGCTGAAACATAATCTCCGATATAAGCAGTTTGACCTGAACCAGTACCACTTGTAACCGTAATTCTCATACCGTTATAGAAGTCATCTGGTTGTGTATCGGCAGCCGCTAATCTAATTGTAGTTGTTGAACCACCTTGAGCAACACCAATGGTTGTAAAGTGACCTGAACCATTAGTGGTTACATCAATATGTTTTACTGCACCGTCAGCAAAGTCGGCAGTAAAGTTAGCATTTGCGCCTGAACCTGTAATTGTTTCTGTAGCAGATGTATAAGTTTCACCTGCGTATTCTTGTTCTAATCTGTAAACACCAGCGTTTGATACTAATGCTCTACCAATGATTGCCTCATTGTCTCTTGTAGTTACCGTTGTTGTTACCGGTGTTTCGTTAGGGTCAACACCTGAAGCAACAGAACCTTTTTCACCATAAGAGTTGTTAGAGTTTAGTGAACGCATTACACCACCTGAATCTGCAAGATAACCAACGTGGCAGTAATAAGTAAATACAGATACTAATTCTGATTTAGCACCGTTTAATATCCAAACACCGATACCGTTATCAATTACCTGTGTAAAGTCATTTGCAAGAATTGATTTGTTACCTGCGTTGTGTAAAGAACCATCAATCTTAATACCAATTGCTCTAGTACCTAATGATGAGCAGTTTTGTACAAAAGGTGACCTTGCAACAATGTGAACTGAAGTATCAGTAGGACCTGTTCCTGGGTCAAGAGCACAAACAACACCTGTTGCTGTTGCGCCTGTACTAGTTGTTGGTCTTGTAATACCATCTGAACTTGGCGAACCTGCTAATTGACCTGTCATACCACTAAACGTCATACCAGATAATGTACAAGAGTCATTTAATCTAAACATTGTCTGTCTGTTATTTGGTGTTGAACCATCACTTGAAATACCTGCACCAGAACCATTGTCTGTTGTAGTATCAGGTGAAACGGTAACACTTCGTAAGTTATCACCTATAATAGCAGTTTTTCTTCCTACTCTAATTGGTAATTGTTCAGTATATGTTCCTGTTGCAACTTTAATTGTTTTGAAATTTGTTGAATCAGCAAATGTTTGAGCACAAGCATAGTTTAATGTTCTCCAAGGTAATTCAGGAGAAGAACCTCTGCCTGTATCTGTATTATCTACACCTGAAGTAGATACGTAATAAACTTTTTGTGATACGTTTGGTAATGCCCAAACAATATCTGTACCATCTGATTTTAGGAAAGTACCAGCAGCGCCGATTGGTAATCTAACTCGTTGAGTTGCGTCTCTTGTTAAAATATCACCTCTTGTAGTTAGAGTTGCGTTTGAATCTCCTTCTGCAAGTAAGTCCCAATCAGTTTGACCTGAAACATCTGGTCTGTTTGAAGCAGATGATGTGTGATTTGTTTTTGCTCTATATGAAGATGAGCCGTGTGATACTGCGTCACCAATTTTGTAATCTGTACCTGAACTCCAGTTATTTCTCCAATATAAACCTTCAACAACTAAATCCCAATATGAGTTAGTTGTACCTGTTGGTTCTTGACCTGTACCATCAATTTTAGCCACATAATAATGACCACCGTGATTAACGGTATCTCCAGTTTTATATGCTGTAGAGTTTGACCAAGTACCTGTATTAGTAAATCCTGTTGATAATAATTTCCAATCTGAAGAGTTGTTATAAGGTATAACGTTATTGTTTGCTCTTTCTGCAACGTATTGATAACCACCGTAGGTAACAATGTCACCTAATTGGTATAAAGTTGAAGATGACCAAGAATTTTCAAATTCTAGTCCTGATACGAATAAAGTAAATTTTGTTTCATCTAAAGTTGTACCTGAAGATGTATGTTGAGTTGTACATAGATATGTGTTTGCACCATATTTAACTATGTCATCATTTCTGTAAGATGTTGAAGTTTGCCAATCACCTCTCCAAGCTAAACCAGCAGCGAATGTTTGCCACTTAGCATTGTCATCATATAAGTCTGCTTGTGAAGTATGTCCTGTTAAACATCTGTATGTTGAACCACCAAAGGTAACAATGTCGTCAACTTTGTAAAGAGTTGTTCCCTGCCAGTTTCCTTTGTATTCAAAACCGCCGGCCATTTTTGCCCATTTAGGCGTTGCGTGGTTTAAGTCTGTGTAAAAATCTGCTGACGCTGTATGGTTTACTTTACATACAAACGCATTACCACCATATGTAAGTACGTCATCTTTGATATAAGCGGTTCCGGTAGTCCAAGACCCTTTAAAGTGAAACTTTAGTCTACCTAGTACAAAATCTGCCATTGTTCGTTCCTATATTTTAATTATACGGTCCAATTTGCTGTTGCACCGTCTTTTGAGTTATACGTATATTCACTTCCAATTCTTAATATCAAATAGCCTTCATCATTCATAAAGTAAGTCGCTTTGTTTTCATCAAATACGTGTTGCTCATAGTTTCTAAATCTAGTATTTGGTTTTCGTGGGTCATCTGTTGAATTATATTCAATAGGAATATCATTAATATTATGACCTACTCCATATACTCCACTAGCATATTCCATTTCATTTGTTTGAAATGAACCAACAGAGTTGTAAGCAGTACCCTCACCATTGTCCATCTTAATTTCGTCAGCACTATACCAATTTACTTTACTATAAGTTAGAAGACCGTCATCATCACGTTTCATTCCGTGGAGAGCATATTCACTAGTAATCGTTTTACCATTTGCGTCTTTAGCGTTGTAAACTTTATTAATTACTAGTGCCATTCTGGTCTTCTCCTAACTTAAATTCTATCTATATTTATAAAACTTTTTAACTTAATTCTAATATAGATAAAAAACATTCCATATTAGCTACATCACCATATACTCTTATTATGTCACCAGCCTCTAAATTTAGAGGTTTATCCATCTGCAAAGTGTCATTTGGTGGTACCTCACCATCTTTAATAACGTGTCTAAAGGTTGTGCCACCATCTGTCGTAATTTTTATAGTACCTTTTGAAGTACCTGAAGGATTTAAATTTGATATCATACAAGCGTGGATAACTGCTTTTGTGCCTGCTGGACAAGTATAAACGTTGGCACTTGCCGAATCACCTATTTGTAAAGCTGCACCTGCATTAATAAACGTACTAGCCATATTATCCTCCTAATGCAATCGCAAAAGCAACTGCGTCACCCTCAGCTGCTAAAGGGTCACCTGTAGCAGTACCATCTTTTGTTAAATTTCCAGTTGTGATTACATCACCAGATACGTTAGGTAATCTAACAATATTATCTGCTGTTGGCTCTACAACTCTTAATGTAGTTTCATAAGCGTTAGCAAGATATCCTTCAAATACAAGGTCTGAACCATTTAAGACAATATTATTTGTAGTAATATTACCGTTAGTGGTTACGTCTTGCAAGATAACTGAACCAGCACCACCTAATTCTTTAACGGTACCGTTTTGCATTTTAGTATAAAACTTACCGTCAGCAGCGTTCATAGATAACTCGCCAACTTCAAGAGCTGAAGCAGCTGGTATCTGTAATGGTGTAAATGAACGTTTTGGTTTAATTACGGTTGACATTATCTTCTATTCTTTGCTTTAAATTTAATTTTGTTGATTAATTTTTGTTTTGTGTATCTTCTATCTAATTCTATACCGATTTTTCTACCGATAATTTCTAATTCTTTTTTAGTTTTGTATTGTAAATCACCTACTCTAACAACTACACTTTTCTTTTTGCCTGATAAAAATTTAGGTTGTTTGTCGTATGATTTAACTACACTATCAAACCACTTCTTAATAATATTAAACACTAGAAAGACCCTCCGTCAATTGTAGAAACTTCAACTTCGCCTGAAGTTACCGTGAAATTATCTGAAGTAAATTTAGCAACACCAATATTTGTTGTACTTGCTAATTCACCTGCTATAGTTAATGTGCTACCTGAAGCAACCGTATTCATACCTTCGCCTGCTAAAAACTCTAAAGTACCACCAACTGCAACTGAACCTTGCGTTGAAGATTCATCTGTAAAGAAAATAGGTTCTGCTAATTTAGAACTTGCAATATTACCTGCTAACATAGAGTTAGTAATACCTAATGCTTTAACTCTTAATGAGTCTGTTGCAACTTCAATTGAAGAGTTATCTACTTCAACGTCAAGTGTATTACCTGATTTACTTAAAGCTGCACCTGCAATTACTGAACCTGCGCCAGAGAATTGTACAACATCTAAAGCAGTTGTTCCAAAAGTTGGAGCACCTGTGTGTGTAAATACATAACCGTTATTAGAACCAACCGTACCTTCTTCTACGAATACGAAAGCACCACCTGATAATTCTGATGGTTGGTCTTCAGGAGTTGCTCTTGTTAATACAAAAGCAGTTGAACCGTCACCTTGCGTTGAAACAACATAGATACCGTTTTCAGAAGCTGTTGTTTGATTTTTAACTAATAGTCTGTCGTTAACTGCAAGTGAAACACCATCAACAACGATAGCGCCATTTGAACCTGCTGTTAATGTTGCACCAACACCTGAACTTCCGTTATTGTAAGTTGCTGATAAGTCAGCAGTTGTAGCCGCTCTACAAGATGGTTTAGTATCTAAACCTTGAGCAACTTGGTCAACGTATGCTTTGTTTGCTAATGATTGATTATCAAAACCACTTCTATCTTCATAACCACTAGGAACTTTTATAGTACCTGTGCCGTGTGGGTTGATATTAATATCTTTGTTACCTGCTGTTGTTGATAATGTTTGACCATTGATTGTAATGTCATCAACAACTAGTGAAGTTAATCCGTCAATATCTGTTGTAGTTGCACCTAAAGTTAATGTAGATGAACCTAAAGTAATTGTAGGATTTGCTAAATTAGCATTTGATATTCCTGCACTACCTGATAAATTTGAATCTGTTAATGCTGTTGCGTTTATAGTTACCGTATTATCAGTAACCGCCGCCTGCATACCAGCACCACCGGCAAAAGTCAAAGTCTCATTTGTATTGTAAGTGTCTGAACCAGTATCACCTGCTAAATCAATATTAGAAAAGATAGTTTCAAAAGATAAGTTTCCTGAACCATCAGTTTTCATAAACTGACCGGCAGAACCGTCACCGTTAGGTAGTGTAAACGTTGTTGTAGCGCCAACACTATTTGGTGATTTCAAACCTATAAAGTTTGTACCGTTGTTTGTGCCTTCATTGAATTTTATTTGTCCGCCATTTGTTGCTGAATTACCAACAATGAATTCGTCTATGGCTTTGTTTGAGTCAACAATGATTGTTGAATTAGCAGTTAAAGCACCGTGAGCGTGGTCATTTAAGTCTGCGAAATATTTACCGCCGATAACGTCTATACTAGTTGCGTTACCATTTGAATCTACTGAACCTGTTCCTATGAAAAGTCTATCACCTAAATTTGCTTGAGTACCTGCACCAAACGTAAGACCCATTTCTCCTTGTTTAAGTGTAGCTGGTGATGATGACCCGGAACTTCTTTTTATCTGAATTATAGTTGCCATTTTTTATCCTTAAAAGTTACCACAATTAAACAAGAGCGTCCCGGTTGTGGTTACTATCTCCGTTCTGGTTACAAATTTACCGTCTGAAGCTCTATATTGTAATAATGCACCATCATTTAATTCTGTCGTGTCAACATCACTTAAAAGTTTTAATTGCATAGTGGCGTTCCCAGCTGCCTGAGCCGAGGGTAAGGTTACTGAAACTTTTTGTGGACCGGCACTAGTATTTACATTAATTTTAGCTGTTATATCAGGCATTATTCTCCCTCTTCTTACTATATTTATAACAAAAAGTAGTTAGAATTATGTGGTTACTTGAGGACGAACAGAGATAATACCCTCAATAACTCTGGTAACAACAGCACCGTTGACTATCTCTAAATCATATACGTATCTAGTGTCTTCTAGGGCTGTTGTCTGGTCTGCTGTTAGTGATAAGGTAACTTTCCCTTCAGTTGCTGAAGCGATTGTTGTTGTAATATCTTGTCTTGTTTTTGTTGATTGATAGCCTTTTGCTAATTTAGCCCTAGCAGTATAACCTGTTAAGTCAAAGGCATTTCCGTTTGCGTCTTTGACGGTTACATCCGAGGTAAATGTAGCACCTTGGTCTATCTGTAAATTAGCTATAGCAGCCATCTATTTCTTCTCTGATTCTGTCTCTTTTTTTAATAATTCTACTATCTTGGCATTATAATGTTTTGTCAAAACGTCAATTTTCTCAAGCTCAAGTTTATGTCTTGTAGCATTGACCTGAATTTCTTGTCTTACCACTAGATAATTCTGTAAATCAGGACTAAATTTAGTTTCATCATACTCTTTACCATCTATTGTAATCATATCAATTTCTCCTTGTACTATACTATTTATATGATAAATACTAGTATGAATTGGAGAAAATATAATGAATATAGAATACTTAAATGATTGGGCTGTTGAGATTAAAGATATAGATATATCTGAAGCTGACGAAACTACTGCTCATAAAATAGCAGACCTAGTTTTAAGTCAGATGGTCGTAGTAATTAAAAATCAAAATTTATCACCAGAACAACAATTACGATTCTGTAATTTTATTGGAGAATATCAGTCCACAAATACTGATAGAGCAAAAGATATATCACTAATAGATGGTGTGTTAAGAGTTACCGGTCAAAAAAATGATAGAGGTGAAGAAGGATTATTTGGTCATACTTCAGCTTTAGATTGGCACGCCAACCAGGCCAGTAATTATGAAAGAAAACCATTGATATGGTTATATGGTGTTGAAGGCACCAAAGGCAGTATTACAAGTTGGATTAACAATATAGAATCTTATAACAATTTATCTGAAGATATTAAAGAAAAAATTAAGAATACTAAAATAACATTAGGTTATAAAGTTGACTCATATAGTCCTAGTAAATTTTTTAAAGAACATCACGCTACAGATAGACCGTTTAATTTAGTACATACTAATGACGCTAAGAAAACAGGATTATACTTTCCTTTCTTACAAGTATTTGGTGGTTTAGATGATGAAACATTTAACACTTTAAAAAATCATATACTAAAAGATGAGTTTAGATATGACCATCATTGGCAAGATGGTGATATTGTATTAAGTGAACAATGGTTAAGTATTCACAAAAGACATTACTTTGAAAAAATGGAAGATAGAGTGCTACATAGAATAGCATTTGATTATTCAAAATTAAAATGAACTATTTTTATATACCAGAATTAAAATTTGATAGAGAAGAATTGTATCATTGTTTTTTAAAGAATGAAAATGAATGGGCATTTTACGGTCCTACTAAACTAACAAGTTTACATACAAAATATGTTGACTTAAAAGAAGTAGATTATATTGTAAATCAATTTAAGAAACCAGATATAATAGATAACATTAAATTTTTTAAAACTATCGCTGGTGGAAATGTATCTGCTCATAGTGATAAAAGAAATGTAGCAATTAATATACCAATTGACACTACTGATAAACAACATACAATATTTTTTGAATCAAAAGGAGATTATAATAATCCTAATATTAAAGTAGGCGATAAACAAATGTCCGTACAAGCAAAAAAATATAATGATGTAGTTGAAACAC